TAAATAAATATCATAAAAATGAGGAATAATAAAAAAGAAATTAAACCTGAAGTCGAAGAGCAAAATAAAGAACCGGAAGTTGAGACAAAACAACAACCTGAACCCGAAGGAACTATTTTTGATAGTATTACTTATTATAAATCAAGTGATTTAGACAATTTTATGTTAAATTTGACAAGTGAACAGGCTCTCTATTGTCTTCTACAAGCTTGTCAATCAGCATATAAGAGGAATGTTTTCACTATTGTTGAGTCAGAACTTTTATCAAAATCAATTAGAAAACTTACTAGTTAGATAAATTTATTGTAATTTTGTAAAAAATAACGTTATGAAAAAAATATTAATAATTCTTTTAGTCTGTTTATCAATTAATGGGTTTTCACAATCTACAGAACAAAAAAATTCTTTTGTTAATTACTTATCTGAAATTTTTAAAATTGATTTACACAGTTGTGCATACACAATCTATTCAAAAGATTCTTTTGAACTTGAACAAGTAACTTTTTATAATTCTGATTACACCGAAAGAATCTTTTGGAATAAAGAAAGAATTCAATTAGAACTTCGTGCACGTGGTACCCACATTCCAAGCTGTTCCACCATTAGGAGCCACGTTTATGATTTTGATAGTGTCAATCCCGTCTTTTTTAAAGATAGGGATGTTCTTAGCAACGGAAGGAAGAATAGGTGATGTTAGATATCCCCAAGGGAAATCAACACCTAATTCTTTTATTACCTTTTTTATTTTTACTCCGTTATCAAAATCTTCAAATGCTTTCATATATTTTGGATTGTCAAACTCTTGACCTGTTCCATACACGTTAGTGAAAGAGTCTTTTAATGACCAACCACCCTTACTTTTAACTTCAAGTAATGCGTTTGAGTATTTATTAATATCTATTTTTTGAAATGTCGTATTACCGAATTGTGGAGGTAGTCCGCCACCTTCACCAAATTTAGCAACTAACGCAGTTCCAATTAATAATCTTGTCCAAGGAGAATCTTCCCCTCTAAAAGATACTACATCACCTACGGTTTTATCAAAAAAAGTAACACCATCGTATTCAAAATATAAAATATCTGGCATCGTTAATGCGTCACTATATAAATAAAATTGACCTTCACCATACCCTAAATTCCAATCGGTCATTTCCGTAAACATTTTTTTTGATGGAATAAACTTACCTCTTTGGTCTTTTTTTCCTCCTTTACAGAAATCAAATGGTTTTCTTGTTTCACCAGTACCTGTTATATCATAATATATAAACTGTTCTTGTTTATATTTTTTCATCAAGTCAGGTTTAGTTTGGTCTCCTTTAGTATATGGAGTGGTACCTACTTTTACATCCCCGACTTTTACCACCATTTTTCCGTTTTTAATTTGGTCGGCAAATATTTCTTCAAAATATTTTTTTATTTGTTCCGCTCTTGCTCTTGCTAAACTACCCTGTTCTTCAAATCCTTTCGGGTTAGTTACTTGTGACTCTCCAGCATTGATAGTAACAATAAAATTACTAGACTCACTTGTATTTATAAATTCGTCAATTTTCGGTTTCATACTATTAATTGCCGTTTTCGCTTTTTCTGATTCGTATTTACCGTAATCAAAAGTATCTCCTAAATTTTGAAGTGGAAATTTTTTAGGTGTATATGTCGCATCTTTTTTCTCTTGTTCGTATAATGAAAGAATCGTATTTCTTTCATTCTCACTTAATAATATTTTTTTTAACATATCAATAAATATCATATGAATAAAAAAAGGAGACAATTTCTTGTCTCCTTAAGTATATTTTTAAAAGATTGATTATCTCAATTCTCTTAAATCAAATGTTCTAACACCATCAACTGTGATTTTACCATAGAAACGGTTATTAACCATTTTCTTAGCGTATCTCGTCATAATACCCTTTATCGGAGTAAAGTTAAACGGATTGTACATAGTTGGAGTTAATTGTAGAGGTACATACGGTGCGTAGATGTAACCAGTGTCTAACAATGATGTTCCTTTGTGTCCCAACAACACAGTGTTTGGTGGGAAGTAAGGGTCACGATATACTTGGTAACGACCAGCTAAAGTACCTACTCTTTCAATACCCATATTGTATTGGTCTTGTTCAGGTGCAGCATTTGATACGTGGAAATACTCCAAATCATCAAAAATCGCACTGATTTCAGAAGATACAACAATCCAGTTTGCTCCACCTCTCAAGGTAGATTTATGGATTTGAGCAGAAACCTGATTGATTGCAGTAATCAATGTTTGGTTCCAATCTTTCTGAGTATAAGAAGTTGTTTGAGATAATCTCTTCCAACCATTATAATCCCATCTTAAACTCCAAGCTGCTCCTTTACGTAAATCACGTAAGATTTCACGGTCAATTTCAGCCGCAACCTGCTCTGACAACAATGCTGTCAATTCAGCCTCAGCGTCAATGTTGTGGAATGCCGCAACGTCTTGAGCAAGTTCAGGAGACCATTGTGCTCTTAACTTTCTTTCAGTTACAGAAACTGTTACTGATTCAAGGTCAAAAGAAACCTCTCCGATTTTATCTTCAAACTCAAGTTCTTCATAACGTCTGTAAACAGCCAAGAATGAAGTACCACTTGGTAATGCAGTAACTGTACCACCTGTGTAACCATCTAAAGAATCTGCTCCACACGTTGCACATACTGGACATTGAAGGTCAATTTCAAGAATGATACAACCATTTGCAGTACAAATATCGTTGTATTTACCACCGTTACCTGTTGTAGCCCAAGATGTACTACCTTGTGCACCATAGTTAACAATACCCTTACCATATTTCTGAGTAACAACTCTGAAAGGTAATGGATTTGTTGCAGTATCTAAACAATCTGTTGTAACATCAAATCCTGAATCAGCAATAATGTGAAGGTCAGAAAGGAATGTTTCAGTATCTTGTTCGTTACCATCAGGTCCGATAAGTTTACCTTGACCGTCAGAATTAAATCCACAAAGTTGGATTAATACTTTTCTAACGTTTTTACCATCGTAAAAATCGTCAGTTGGTAAGATTTCACCATTCTGCCAGCTAACTACAGTTGCGTTAACTGTGATTGCAGACCATTGACCTTTTGAATAATCAAAAAGACCAGCTGGGTCTAAACTTGGTTCAGAACCTTCATAAAATAAATCATAAAGATTTTTCGCAAATCCTTGACCTGCCGCAGGATATCCTGCATCAGGATTACCAGGATAATTTCCTGGAGAACCTACTGGTGCGTAGTGTTCACCTGAACGTGTAGCGGTACCGCCACTGAAACCTTGAATACGTGGTACAAAGTAGAACAATTTACCGATTGGTAAGTTCATAGCTTGTACTGATACGATATCGTTAGCTAAAAGTTTAGAGAATACTCTTCTTACGATAGGAAATACAACTGTTTCAAAAGAACCAGATGAATCTGTCGCAGATGCTTCGTTTATTAAGAATGATGCTTGGTTTTCGTATAACTGTGCAACATTCTCTCTTAGGTGACCTTTAAGACCCTCTAAGAATCCTAATTTGTCCCATTTGTTGATTGTGTCTTCTTTGATAACTTTAAGGTGTTTTAACCCAATATTACCAACAAGACCGCTTTCTAATAATGCTCCCATTTTAAATTTTATTTAATTTTTTTAGTTTATTTAATGATGTTCATTTTTGACATCAAATCTTTCATTCTCATAAATTGAGGATTTTCATATGTTTTTGACTCAATTAAGCTTGCCGCAGACCCTGATTGTGGAGCTCTTTCAATTTTTTCTTGAATTGACTCTTTAACAATTGCAGTCGTAGACTGAGATGAAAGTTCTTCTTTTACTGTTTTATAAAGAGATTTTGACTCTTTTAAAGATTCAACAGAATCAAATCTTCTTAAAATATTGATTTTCTCCTGTTTTGTTGTAGAATGTTCTGTGAACAATCTTGTTGCGTAAGCTAAATTAGAATTAAACACTGCAACCTCATTAAGTTTTGTTCTGAAAACGTTAAGTGCTTTTCTGTACTCTTCGTTCTTTTCTCTCAACAATTTAATTTCGGTATTTACAGATTCAACTTTAAGTTGTCTAGGTGCGGTTCTTGGTTTATTCAAACCATTTCTACCCCATCTTTTTCCAGCTCCTAAAGTTCTTGAAGATTCGGCAGTTTCTCCACCCTTTTTAACAGGCTTCATAGTCATTTTTTTACCTTCTTTGTATTCAAATTTTGCTTTACCCATTCCAACACCTTTAGTACCTTGTTTCATTTTTTTAGTTGGTAAATCCTGATTAGGTTTCGTTTTGTATTTAAACTTTTTAGGATTTCCCATTCCAGTACCTTTGGCTTTAAACCCTTCTTCTATTTTTTCTTCCTCTTCTTGTTCTTCCATATCCATAGACTCTTCATCTTCTTCGTCCATTTCAATTTCATAAACAACTTCTTCATCTTCCTCTTCTTCTTGTTCATCCATATCCATAGACTCTTCATCTTCTTCGTCCATTTCAATTTCATAAACAACACCTTCTTCTTCCTCTTCTTCTTGTTCATCGAAAGAATGATGGTGTGACTTAGAATGAGGTTTTGAAGTAATTTCTTCCCAACCGCCTTCTTCTTCTTCATCATCGTCAGACATTCCCATAGTATCAAAAGAAAAGTCTTCATCTTCATCCTCTTCGTATTGTTCACCAAGAGAAATTTTGTAATGAGAGTTGTCGTTAGTATCTTGTAAATCAACAGTGTTACCTTCTTTCTTTACAATAAT